CAATAGCTGTCATAGCGAGAGCGCAGATAAAGGCTGTAGATCGCATCATTGAACTCGGCTTTGCTTAGATTGGAGCTGACGAGTTCGATTAAAATAGTATTGCTGATAACAACTTTGTCAAGCGGGTAATCATCGTTAGTGCCAAAGTAAGGCACCGTCTTCTTTAGATCGGCAGTACCATTGTCAGAAGTAAAAGCATAAACAGCAAACGGAATACCGACTTGGCGACAGAACAGCGCCATATTAATCAGATGACGCAGAACGTGCGGCAACTGCCGAGTCATGGATCCAGAATAATCTACGAACATCACCATGCCATGGTTCTTAGAATCGGCAAGTTTGGTGACGCTCAGAAACAGATCATCGCTAACCTTGTAAGCATGGAGCTTGTTGAGATTGAGCGAGCCAGTCTTAGAAACAGTCGCACGAGCATACTGGTAAGCAGCTTTGCGCAGTTCGAATTCTTTCGCAAGCATGCTGACAATCTTGCGCGTGGACTTAAGAAATTGCTGATAGCTCGACTGCAGATCAGGATGTTTATAAGCATCAGCGAACATCGGATTGTGCCAGCGAAGACGCATCAGATTAGCAAACGGCAGCACGTTTTCCATACACTCGGCAGTTGTCGGAGCAACTGCGAATGAAGTATTGAGAGTTTCCTTAGAAGAATCTACAAGATGCTTGCGAGTATTCTCGTCAAAGCACTGCTGCGTGGTTACTGATTCGGTGCTATCGTGCGGCACAGCATGCTTAGACGGATCGATCTCGCCACTGTTAGTTTTACCATCATTCTTAGTGGATTCACCATCTTGCTTGTCAGTGTCAGATTTAGAATCAGACTGCTTGCTTTCGCCTTCGCCAGAAGCATCAGTCGAATCGGTCTCCAGATCATTGGATGAATCCGCAGACTTGGTATCGCTATCGGAATCATCCTGAGCGTTAGTCTGCTGATTGCTGGTAGAATTATCTTGATCGGCGCTATCGCCGGCAGTAGGATCAATCTGCGGCTCGTCAGCGGAGTCATTCTGCTCGCCGCCAGAAGGCTGCTGAGATTCCTGGCTTTGATTGTTGCCGTTATCAGAATTCTGCTTGCGCGTTTCCTTGATAAACTTCTCAAGATCAATAGCAGCAGCAACAACTTCATCCCAAGTCTCAGCACGCTCGATCTGCTCAAAGATTGCAAGTTCAGCAGGGCTGAAAGCAATGTCGATCAGATTGCGAAGCTTAAACTTAAGATTCAGACGGTCGGCAAAACCAAGATTGTTGACGTTCTTGTGGTTAATACCAAAGAAGTCCTCGGTCTTGAGTGTGGAATAACCACGAGTAAAGCAACCGACGAGGCCAGGATACTGTGTCTGAACTTTGCGCTCGATGCGGACATCCTCGACTAAGTTAATGTAGTCTTGCCGAGCGCCACGGCTATCGAGATGAAAGTCGCGCGGCGTAAACAGCGCATGGCCAACTTCGTGGCCGACGAGCAGATCATAGACATCCTTGGTCTTGTCTTTCCACATCGGAAGGCCAAGTACGCGGTTCTGAACGTCAAAGAAAGCGGTGGTATAGTTACCGTGCTGGATCGTGATGTTCTCCTTAGCAAGGAGGCGAGCCAGTGTGCTTTGAGCAGCGGAATTCATTATGCAGATATACTACACAGTACTCCCGCAAAGTAAAACTTTTTGTGGAGGTATGACGCAACCCGCTGTCTATCAACGGGTTACAAGATTTTCTGTTTAATCTGCGAGAAGTTTTTGACTTTCTCGAACTCAATCTTGCGTGGGAATTTTCCGTCGAGAGCGTCAGTTTTGTGCGAGATGATGAAAACAGAAGTTCCTTCGTCAAGCGTACCGAGGATCTTCAGTAGATTTTCTACACCATCATGGTCCATCGAGGAGTCAAATGTTTCGTCTAGAATGAGCAGATTAGTGCTTACAGAGTTCTTCATCCGCGCAATCTGGCGCCAGGTAAACAGCAGTGCAAGATCAATGCGCTGTTTTTCGCCCTCGGAGAATGATGCGTAAGTGAAGTCATCACGGTGGCGCGACTTGATAGTTTCCTCGAATGCCTCGTCAAGATTGAAAGCAACAAAGAAGTCAAGTGTTTGCAGATAGCCATTGATGAGCTTGTTCATCACTGGCAGATACTGACGAATGATCTTAGTCTTAATGCCAGTATCCTTGAGCATCTCGGACATCGCTTGGTTGTAAGCACCTTGCTCATATGCGCTTGACTTATCAGCAGCAAGTTTGTCGCGTAACTGTATTAGATCGTCTAGTTTCTTTTCTGCCTCATCCAGCGAGGAATCCTGCTTGTTCGCAGTTTCTTTTTCAAGATCTCGAATCAAACGCTGCAAACGATTGATGGATGAATTGTTAGCGCGAATAGAATGCTGTAGATTGACGATTAAGTCGGCTGATTTTTGAATCTCTGCAAGCGATTCATCTACGCGTTTAAGCTCATCTGCTAACTTGTTTTGACCCTCGAGGAGTTCACGCGATGATTCTTTGCACTTATGGATTTTCTCATTCTTGAAGTCAATTGCAATCACCTGCGAACAGGTAGGACAGTTGCCATTTTCTTCGTAGAACTTAGCTTCCTTCACGATCCGCTGAATGTTAGACTTGATCTGTGTCTGATAAGCCATCAGCTGTTCACGTTTCTCAGTTAACTTCTTTGTGGACTGCTGCGGAATAGAATCGATTTGCTTTTGCAGATCCGTATTCTGTTCCATCAGTCCATCGATCTCGTCCTGATATTCTTTGATCTTGTCAAGAGCACGCTGTGCCTGTTCGCTGTTGCGATTCTTAATTTCTCCGATGAACTTGTGCTGCAGCTCAATTGTGCGCTCATTAATGTCATGCTCATGGACAATTGCGCCTAGCTGATCGCGCAGCTTAGCGGTACGCTCCTTCAGCAACCCATTCATCTTGGTGAAGATATTGATGTCCAAAAGATCTTCGATTACTTCGCGACGATGCTGCGAAGGCAGCTGCATGAATGGAATGAACGACGAAGATCCTAGCACCACAATCTGATGAAATGACTTGTGATTGAGCTTTAGGATATTCTGCTCAAGAACTTTCTGATAATCTAGCGAATGCGATTCCTGATTGACGAGCGTGCCATTTTGCCAAATCTCAAAGATCGATGGCTTAATGCCACGACGAACGCGAAACTCAACCTTACCTACACGAAACTCTACTTCAACTTCGCACGCCTTAGCATTAATCGAGTTAATCAGCTGTGGCTTATTGATCTCACGATGTGGCTTTCCAAATAACGAAAAAGACAGCGCATCGAGCAATGTTGACTTACCCGCGCCATTGGGTCCGACGATCAGTGTAGATTCGCCGGATTCCAGATTGATTTCTGTAAAATTGTCGCCAGTGGATAGAAAATTCTTCCACCTGATTCGCTTGAAATGAATTGCCATGTCTTATACAACTTCGAGATTCTGCGCCTCGGTATACAGTTCTCGAAGCTTTGACTTAATCATATCCTTATTGAGCTCAGTGTCAACAGCATCCACATAAGAATCCATCAATGTGGCAGTATCGGTAATAGCATCTACAGATTCGGCAGTAACATTTGCGCCGCTGAACTCATCGTAGTTTTCTGCAATCTTGATCTCAAACGGATCTTGCTTTTGTAGTCTATCAATGAAGCGGTCAAACTTAAAGAAGTCAGTCTTACTGACAACTACAACTTTAACGAACTTGCCCTTGGCATAAGAAGGATCGATACTATCTGGATCTTGTTTCGCATCGTCATAGACATACTTGCAGTAAATCTCGTGTGGATTACGAATCGCAGTAAGCTCGCGGGTTGCAGTATCGAAGACATGGAAGTACTTCCAATCATTCGCATCAGCCCATGTCATCTCAAACTGCGTGCCAAGATAATGGACATTACCCTTGGTAGATTTGGTATGATAGTGACCAGACCAAACTTGCTCGAATCGGCTGAAAACTTTAGCATCCATTCCACCGTGCGATGGCATGCCTTTCATCATGTCAAATCCATCAAGCTCAAGATGACCTCCGAGGATTGACGCATTGCAGGTCTCAATGAAGCGCATCGACTCAGCCTGATTCTCAGGATTGATCCAGGGTAGCAGCGCGATGTTGCAACCATCATAAGTCATCACCTTTGGCTGCATTACGATGTTGACGTTCTCGACAAAGTATCCCAGCAATTCCTTTAGCGAGCAAAGCTCATTTGTGTTCTTGTAAACCACATCATGGTTACCCGGGATAATATCCATTGCCATTCCGAGTTCACGCATCGGCTCAAGAAATGTCTTGCGATTATGATTCAGCGCCTTGAAGTTAATGTACTTGCGATGGTCGTAGTAGTCACCCAGATGAATAATCTGCTTGATTCCGTTCTTTTTGCAGTAAGGAAAAAAGACATCGCTGTAAAACTTCGCGAAATAATCTAGGAATACGTCCGATGCATTACGCGCACCAGCGTGGGTATCATTTAAGATAGCAATCTTCATCCAAAGAACAACTCGAGATTTTCCTTATGCTTCTTTTTGAATTCCTTGATCTTCTTATCGACCTCGTTCTTACGATCAATTCTCTTCTTAAGCACGTTGACGAATCCCGCGTCCTGCATTACTGCGCCGCCGAATTCATCTTCTGGATTAGACATAAAGTCCTCGATGCCAGCATGCTCGATGTAGCGGAACTTGATGTCTTGTTGCTTCTTTTCTTTCATAATCCGGCGAATGAAAGCATAGTAACAAATTTGCGTGAAGTATGCAAATGCATTCGGATTACCGGTTCGAGTAGCAGCGTCGATATTGTAGTTAGTGATAGCCTTAATGCAGTTTTCCACAGCATCCATAACCATTTCTTCGCGATAGGTGTAGCGAATGAAATTGGGTTTATGAGAAAGACCTTCGGCGATTCGCAGAAAGCAACGGCCGATATACTCGGTAATCCGTGGCACTTCTGTGCCATTCTTTAGTGCTTCCTTTGCAAGCTTAACGTAGTCAACAACTGCCTGAGAAAATTCTCGGTTGTTGACATAATGCTCGCTCTCGCGCTTTGCGGCATGAGTGATCTTTGGCTTTGTTGGTTTAGCAGTAGTCATTACTGTCTTGTAGTCATAATGTTAGTATAATCCTCATCTCAATCATATCGCCCGCAGCGAGGATGTAAACAGAAAACGTGGTATTAGCTTATTTCTGAATCCTGTTTACAAGAGGCCAAAAAACTGTTATTTTGTATCTGGCTTAACGCCGAGGGAGGTAACATACATCAATTACGAGATGCATCGTCGCCCAAATTAAAATTGAGATCGTTCCAATCAAAATCTTTCTTATTGATTGGAGTTGTCGTTTCTTTGTTAGAATTACGCATATCCACCAAATCATTGTAGTCATTACCCACTGATGGGTTTGGAATTGTCGCAGACATAATATGATCTTTGCGAATCATATGGATACGAGACATCGATCCTAGAAACCAATCTGCATAATACGTAGAAGCTTTAATGCCATCACCCGATTTTTCGCTAATGGTATTAATGATGTACGGGTCTTTTATGATAAGATTCTTATCTGTATCTGAAATGACCTGACAAATAATTGTCTCGCGAGAAACAAGCTTAAGTATCACAGTCATATCATCACCGAACTTGGATTTACCTTCTTCGAATGTCATTATGTTAGTGGTACCTCGTGAATTTTGTAGTCAAATTTTTCTGCGCTGTATAGCTTAATTCTTTCGGCCGCGTGATCTAGAGTATAGTTTCTGCTTTTCTTCCAGTGTAAATCGTCTGCGATGTCGAATACTTTAGTTGCTCGTCCGTCGTCTGATTTTCGTAGTCCTCTTCCGATTGATTGAAGTATTCTGATCTGCGATTTCGAAGGTGAAGCAAAAATGATGTTATGCAGGTTACGGATATTTATACCAGTGGAAAACGTGCCCATCGATGCTACGATGATAGCATCTTTCTCGTTTTCGGTAATTGCACGAATGCGCTCGCGCTCATCTGTTTCTACTGCACCAGAAACAAAGAATAGCTGCCGAGTTCTACGCGGAAATTCGTTTAGCTTCTCATCGATCATCGCATACAGTGGCTTACCGTGTTTCTCCACGTAGTTATAGAGAATCAGCGTGTTGCCTGTCTGTGCGATAGCAAGATTGCGTATAAAACGATTACGCGATTCGTGAGCTACAATAAAATCGATTTCTTGCTGATAATCGTATTTTTTAGCGGTTTGGCACTCGATATCTGAATACTTCAGCAGCAGCACATCGATGGACAATTGTGCCAAGGCATTGGAATCCATCAGCTCTTTTGTCGTTGTCACGCGATGTACCGGACCAAATAGCCC